TTTTTCTGAGGTGGTTGCAATATCTCTCTAGAAAAGAGACAGTGATGTCTGCAAAATACCATTGCTTTTGGTAAGCTTTCATCTTATTGCATACACTTTTATACCGCCTGTAGGTTCCAGAGGTGTAAGTATGGGATTGTTCTTCCACCATAAGCTCGTAGAATTCGATAAAATCGAAACGACTAAATCCCTTTTCAAATTCGTATAAAAATTTGTCTAAAGTGAGATAGGAATTATTAAGCCGGTATTGGGTTTTAATTTCTGTAATCCTTTTTTGGATATTTTCCAGAATCAGATTTACATCTAGATCCTTCTTACATCGTTCTTTTTTGGGATTCCATTCTTTGTGAAACGTATGTAGGTCCAACGCTATACGCTTTCTTTTACCACTTTGGGATACATGAAGAGTTAGAGGTGATCTGCCATCGGTCTTTCTAACATAGTTTCTAATGGCAAAATGAGTTGTAATTGGCACAAGGATTTTTTTTGTGTCATTACTTGTGTCATTTTTAAGTTTAAATAGGCTTATTGTAGTCGTGACCATAAAAAAAGGGTTAAGTTAAACGTCTGTTTATCAAAACCCTAGCCTTTAAAATTAACCGTTGCGATGGTTATAAGTGATCGCGACAGGATTTTAAACAACACTGTAATAACAGGGGTTACAAAATGTTTTGTGTCACTATTGTGACAACAGCAATACTTCTTTTAGCTTTTTTTGGATGCTTTTATTGTCCAGAGCGATTTCCAAACGTTCTTCAAAGTGATCTTGTTTAGTCTTCTCCTTTGCATAATGAGTTGGGGAATCAGCTTTATAAAAATTATTATATTTTGGTAAGGTTCCAAATAGAAGATATTCAAAATTTAGTTTCCTCCCTTTTGTGACTTCATAAATATTATCCAAGAACAATTCAAGGTTATGGGTCGAGATACCTGTCTCGCGTCTAGAGGCCTGTTGAAGAATACCTTTTGTCATTCCGCATGCGCGTTCTATAGATGAGACTGTATAATTATTGTCAAAAGCTATCTCTATCATTCTTTTTACAATTCCATTCTTTTGCATAGTTCTTAGGTTTTAAATGTTAAATTATGCGACATATGAGTTATTTGTGAGATAATATTATTTATATTGACTACATATGTATTATGTTTGTGTGAGTCAAACGCAACTAACGTGCAAATATAACGCAATTACAAGTGCGACAATAATATCAAAACCACACATATCAATGGCTATACAAAAAGAGGACAAAGAAAAAGTGAAAAAACTTACTGGTTACAACTACACTAAAGTGTTTCTAGAGTTTTTAAAAAATAATAACATCTCAAATAACAAGGGCAATCCATACTCAGCAAGCCATATCCGTAGATATTTTTCAACAAGTACCAATGGTTCACTACAATTAGACGATTCATTCTTAGAGTTTTGGGATGCTATTTCCAAAGAAAAGAAAAGTAATGCCACGAGGATTCAAAAGCTCTCCGACAAGACATCGGAGCTCTTAAACAATTAACCTTTAATAATTTAAACTATGCAATCTCAATTATTTTACAAAACACCAGCAGGTGTTTTTCCAAAGGATCAAAGAGCGAACATTTTCGCAGACCCCAACACATTAGATCTTTATTTTTTGAAATCCGGCAAGGTTTCAGATTTTTCAGAACTATCCAAGGAATACAAAAGACAAATTCTTAAGCGACTATTGTCGGACCCTTGCGCTATGGCAGATTTAGGAGGCCTTGGGTTTACCAAAGCTTATGAGCAATATTCCAGATGTATGTTTGGCTCTTTAGATCATGTAGAAGATTTCTCTAAAGAAGGACAGCTGGGCAAGCCAGATAATTATAGATGTTCGGATAATTGCCGATGTATGTTTTGGAAATCAAAATCCATCACCTACAAAAATGAGAAGTTCACTTCCAGACAGCTTGTTTGTCTGGAGCTTATTGCAAAAGGACTTACCGATATGCAAATTGCCGATAAGATGCAAATAACAGTTAATTCTCTTAGCGATCTGAAACGAAGATTACAGAAGAAACTTAATACATTCTGCAAGACTTCTACTGCAGTTCGAGCCATAAAACACAAGCTCGTTAGATAATTTTAACCCTGGCCACTTGGCCGTTGCGATAGGAGCCTTCCGGGGCTTCTTTTTTAATAACCTCGAAATTAAATCATGAAAACAACACCTATTACTTCATACCAAGCTGATTTTATTACAGCCAATTATAAAACTATGTCAATGAAAGATATAACAGAGTTTTTAAAGATTCCTATTCCAAGACTTAGAAAGCACATGGAATTAAATGGATTAACGGTTACTAAAGAAGAAATCCAAGCCATAAAATCTGCTAATTATTTTAAGAATAAAAAAAAGAAGCAGAAATCTAAGTCTGGAAAATACATACCATTTCAATGGATGCCTTATTAACACAAAAACCCAAAAACCATGATAAATCATAAACTTATACGTTCGCATATCAATAGGGCAGAGGCTCATTTAGAGCAACTTCGTAATAGCGATATTTTTACAGATTACGAAAAAGAAATATTAGCTCCACACTACGAAGAACAAATAATGATCCTTAAACAAAAACTTACTTGATGTTCATTAGAAAATCTACCATAGAAAAAGTTGAAGACGTTGCTGATATAGTTGAAGTTATTGGTGCATTTGTTCAGCTCTCCAAAAAAGGCGCCAACTGGTTTGGATTGTCTCCTTTTGTCGATGAAAAATCCCCTTCCTTTTCTGTTTCTATAACCAAGAATTTATGGAAATGCTTCGCCTCGGGAACTTCGGGTGTAGGTGCTCTTTCTTTTCTAATGGTCAAAAACTTTTCATACCCAGATGCCATTAAGTATTTGGCTGAAAAATATTCTATAGAAGTAGAGTATGAGGATAAGGAAGCCGCTAAAAAGTACATGCAAAAGGAAGAGCGAAAAAACGAGCTGTTACCTCTTATGGAATCGGTCACCAAAAAGTTTGAAGAAAGTTTTTGGGCTCTTCCAGAAGATCATCCTGCCAAAATAGAAGTGTTTCAAAATAGAAAATATACCAAAAAGTTAGCCCTAGAATATAGAATTGGTTATTCCCCTGGACGCAAATTTATTTATGATTTATGCGTAAAGCATGGCAAAAAAATAGATGCCATAGAGATAGGTCTTATTTCAGAGAAAGCCGATAAGTGGGTAGACCGTGTCATTTATCCTCTCACACAGATGCACCAGGGTAAAAGTATTCCTATAGGGGTTTCTGGACGCCGCCTTTCAGAAAATACGAAATATTCCAAATGGTTAAATTCTAATAACTCCAAGATTTACCAGAAAGATCGTTTTTGGTATGGTTTGGATAAAGCTCAATCCAGTATTGTAAAATCAAAACAAGCTTGGATCGTCGAAGGCTATAATGATGTAATTGCCTTTCAACGTTTTGGAATCACCAATACTGTATCGTCTAGTGGTACTGCTATAAGCACCAACCAGATAAAAGCTCTTAAAAAATCTTGTTCGCATGTAATATTCTGTATGGACCCAGACAAAGCTGGAAAGCGGGCTATACTTAAATATGTTCAGGAATTCCTTAAAGCTGGTTTTCGTACACATGTGGTCACCCTTAAGGATGGTCTAGATCCAGATGATTATGTAAGAGCTATCGAAGCTGAAGACGAAGCTGCTCTAGATCATCTTAAAGACACAAAGACTTGGGTAGATGGCTTTAAATTTCTTATCGACGAAAACAAAACCGATGATGAGATTGAAAACGCTCAGCTGGCCAAAGATTTTGTAAAGCTTATCCATCAGATCGACGATGAAGTGATGCGAGATATTTATCTACAGTGGTTGGCCAAGGAAACTGGACAGAAAATAGCTACTATCAATAAGTATATGAAAGCTCAAGATATGGAAGAGCTTTTGCCAAATAAAAACACTAGTCGTGACTTTGATTTGTACGAGCTCCCGGACGAAGTAAAAGAGCCCTTGGAAAAGCTACTGCCGACTATACAAAGGTATAGATTGTTCCAAGCCAATAGTATGATCTATGTGCAGTTTGGTGATGAAGCTCCTTTTAGATTTAGATCTGTGTCGAACTTTTCTATTGAGATTATTCAACATATGAACGACGAGAAGTTTCCCAAGAAACTCGTTCGTGTAAGAAATATACATAAGCACGAAAGTGTTTTCGATATGGCTTCAGAAGCTATTAACACGCCCAATTCTTTCGAAAATGCCATTACTAATTATGGCAACTACCAATGGAGAGGGAAAAGAGAAGATCATCAACTGCTTAAGTCCTATCTGTTTGATGGTATGGGAACTGGTAGACAAGTGGAAGTTCTTGGATGGCAACCAGAAGGCTTTTGGGTTTGGAATAATCTTGTTATTACAGAGAATGGCGATAAGCTAGATATCGATAAGAATGGGTGTTTTGACTATAAAGGCGTGGCTTATTACACACCTTCCGCCAATTCCATTTTTTCAAGTAATCACTATAAATACGATGCACAAAAGCGTTTTATATCTATAAATACCAAAACTACGTTTTTTGACATTGCTAAGCGAACATTCGATGTTCATGGAAGTCATGGCCTTATGGGAATTCTATTCGGGATCTCTTCTATATTTCAAGATATAGTCGTGAAGGAACTTAGTTCTTTTCCTATACTTTTTTTGTATGGTCCCCCAAGTTCTGGAAAAGACCAGTTAGCTGAAGTTGTGCAGGGTTTTATGGGGATGCCCCAGACTGCTATTAACCTTGAAGGATCTGCCAGCACAACTAAAGCGCAGATAAGAGAATTTGCTCAGTTTGGCAATGGGATTTCGCAGCTCTCAGAATATAAGCCTGGTGATCCTGGTATTGATGGTATCTTAAAAGGCCTATGGGATAGAAGAGGCTATAAGCGTGGTAATATTGAAAGCCACGTGGGTACAGATTCTATTCCTATCCTATCCAGTGCCATTATTACGTCCAATTTTTATCCCGACCAAGAGGCTCTTATTACACGTTTAGTTTCAAATCTTATGGACAGAACCACCTTTAGTGAACAAGAAGATAAGCACTACGCTGAGCTGTCCGATATTATTAAAAAAGGTTTTAGCGGTCTCACCAATCAATTTATGGTTCATCGGAAAGATGTCGAAGACCAGTTTAAGGCGCAATTCCGAGCCTTTAAGTCTTTTCTTAAGCAGGAAAACCCAAATGTGAATTCTAGGATGATCCAAAATCTTAGTGTTTTTGGGGCTATATATAAGATCACTTCCAACTATATCGAATTTCCATACAATATGGCAGATATAATGAAGGTATTTAGCAAGGTGTTACAGATGCAAATGAACAAACTAGATTCTGCTAGCATTATCAACAGATTTTGGGATTGTTTCTTAGCATCACTTCGGGGTAACCATACAGATATATTAATTGCCGGTAGAGATTTCAGGTTAGATGGCCAGAAGCTTTACTATTCGTGGACCAATGTGTACAACAAAGTGTCACGCCAGTGGTATATGCAGTATAAGGAAGGTATGCCAAGCAAGACTGTCATGAGCGATGCGCTTAAGAAAGAACCGAGCTGGGTAGATTATCTTAACTCGTTTCGATATTCGCTTGGGGTTTCGTCTTCAGCTTACTGCACAGATCTGTCTCAGCTTAACATCCGTGAGGAGATAGCAATGGCTATTCAGTTTCAAGAGGACAAGGTAAATCCGCAAACAAGTGCCTTTCCACCAGATGGTGACGATTCCCCTGTTACCCCTGAAGAAAAAAATAATAAAGGAAAAAGTTCTGGATTGCCGTTTTGAGTTCCTTACAATCCTACATTTATATAACTTATTAATAATCAATATATTAAGTAGTAAAAAGGTGTAGGAATGCTGTAAGGAAGTGTAAGGAAGTGTAAGGAAGTGGATTCGTGTTCCTTACACTTCCTTACACCTAAACACCATAAATGAAGTATAAGTATTTGATAATGAGAGCTGTAAGGAGTGTAAGGAGTGTAAGGATGATTTCACCCTACCCCTCGACTATAAAAACAATAAAAATCTATAATTATGTTAGGAAAAATTGAAATGAGACTAGCTATTCCAGAAGATTTCAAAATTAGAAATGGCACCAGAGATGAGCTTAAGCAAGGCGCCATCTACTTTGTAGAAGATATGGACCTAGAAGATAAGATGCAGGGATGTTTTGTTTTGTCCTATGCTCAAGACTTAGAAGTATTCAAAGAACTTCTCGAAGCAGAAATGATCTACGTCCCTTTAGTAGATGAAAATTTAGTTGAATTTTTAAAACCAATGTAAAATGTATACACCCAAAGAAATGAAAACCATCGTTTATAATTGCAAGACCATAGATGAGCTTATGGAATCGGTAGCTATTTTTAAGCAATTGTTTAACGATAATCTTATTAATTCGTATTACAAAATGAGTTTGATCCTTATTATTAATTCCAAATTGGATTCTATGTAAAAAATTTGATTTGTTAAGCGATATATTTCGCTAATATTGCGATTATATTCGCAAATAAAGGTAAATTTGATAAACAATAATCCTGTGTTAGACAAGAAGTTAAGTTACAATCCTTACATCTGCGAAGTCTTTCTAAGCTTCGATAAAGATCTAGATCATATAAGGGGTGCAGAGTTATCTCAAAACTTTTTTGATAGCATCCCTCCAGATACATTCGAGGCCATATATGTAAGTAGATCCAAAACTCAATTTCGGGAGAGTTTTCAAGATAATAGATCTGGAGGGTTTTTTTCGCAGCAAGTAGTGATAAGCATGCCTAGATCCGAATATGATCGCAGCACCAAAATAAAGAAACTTATTTCTGCCAGATATGTTTTTTTGAAACTGAGTAATGGATCTGTTTTAGTCATCGGTAGAAACGACCATCTGCAAAATAAAAAATTGAATTGCGAGTACACTTCCAATGAGCAGCTGGCACAATTTCAATACACCTGCAGGAGTATTTTTTCTGCAGGCTTTTTGCAATTGGATGGAGCAGGATTCCCTTATCAAATCCCTACACAAACCCCATAGTATGAGTATTATAAAAAATTATAGCGAATTGGAAACCAAAGAAGATAGCCTAGAGCAAATCTTAAGGCTTTCTGGTTTGCCAGATAAATTTAAGTTAAGGGCCTTTGAGTTTAATCTGGTTCGCGCCAAGATAAATCATCTTAAATATTTATTGGATAATTTAGAGCTTACTGGAGGGGAAGGTATAGCAGGCTTAGAAATTGTTCTTTTTCGGTTTTTTATTGGAGGATTCGAACCTTCATCCTATGCTACTTACATCAACGACAAAAATCCTTTTGAGGTTTTACCAGGGCAAATACCAAAATTCAGGTTTCTTATTTATTTGCCAAACGAGTTACCAAAGATTACGAGTTATTCTATAAGAGGAGTACAGCAAGGTATTTTTGGAGAGGGTGGGAGTCGAATTCTTACCGAGGCAGATTTGTTTATAGATTTTGAGCGTAATGCTACAGCAGATGAGCTAGAAGAAGAGACTGAAACACAAATAATAACATTTCCTAATATTTCTGGAAATATAGAAGACTGGTTACAATCTCAAGACCCTGTTATTACACTACAACCACAAGCAGATGGCCTAGTCATTTTCAGAGGCAATCTTTTTGCACAAGACGAGTCTTATCTGTTTATTGGTCCCCGAGGTGATTATGGTGTAGGTGCAGAAAACACAGCCTTAGCAGGGCATTTTGAGCCTCTTAGAGAGTCTTGTAATTCCAACACAATAACTGTGGATAGTGCCTTTAGCACAACATCTCTTAATCCGTTACAAAATAAGGTTCTGTCCATTTGGGCAAATAGAATCAAATCTGAAATAAAAGAATTGTTCGATAACTATCCAGTAGACGGCCTATCGGCTTTTGAAGTTTGGCTGGCGGACGGCAATGAGGGATCATCACTAGAAGATTATTATCTATTTATTACAGGAGAAGAGGGTATTGATGCAGGTTTAATTTATATTTCTCAGTGGAATCCAAAGACTAACACACCAACACTTTCAAATTCAGATACTTCTAAATTTAGATATGCCTATATAAGTCTTAATTCCTTTACACGTTTCGGCATAGATTGGGAGAAAGGAGATTATTTGGTTTATGATGTAAATGGAAACATTTTTAAAGAAGAAAACCCACTATTAAATATTGTATCAAAAGTAGGTTTTAGTAATAAGTATGGTGATTTGGATAATTTGCCAATACTAAAAAGGACAAATAAACCCATTAGTGAATCCACCTACACATTATTACTAGAAGATGTATATAAATTTTTAGTATTTTCTGTTGAATGTACGGTCACTGTACCTTATGGATTACTCGCAAACTTAGAATTTCAAGGCATACAAGGCGGAAGTGGTCAAGTTAATTTTATTACAGAAACAGATGGTTTTGGCATTAATAGATTAAACGTGTTTTCTGAATTTTTGCGAGAAACAGCTGGTCAGCATTGTTCCTGGAGAATAAGAACGCAAGGCAATAATGTAGCTGTTTTAACAGGAACTTTAAAACCAGTTTAATACAGATAAAATAAATTAACCAGCTAACGAGGCTACAAAAACAAACACAATTAAAATCAAATAAACATTATGACAGAATCTAATTTAAAACACGAAGACATCTATAACACAGCAACGTCTGGCCAATATGGTATCGTAAAACTTACAACCGGGGTTAGATCCAAGCGCGGAGTAAAATTTGTAGGTATCCAAGCCGGAGAAAATAATAGCTCATTCATTGCAGATCTATCAGGCATCGGCGATAAAACATTCGCTTGGAATCTTGACAAAGGCCAATCGATACTTGGTCCATTTTCTAATATTAGAGAGGTCGTTGGCGAACTCGCTTGTTACCCTACAAAATAAACTATTATGAAATTAGGAATTGGACTTAGCTTAGCTAATCAGAGGTTTATATGGGGTGGCTTTGACCCAGCTTACCAAGCCGTTTTAGATTTTGCAACTTCTGAAAGTCTTGCACTGCCAAACGCTACTATTCAAGGTCTTCAAAATAAATTGTTTGAAGCTATAAATCCATTTTTTAGCAAATTTAAAGAGGTGCACTTATGGGCAGGCGAAGCAGATTTAGGAGGTTTTAAATCTATTGATCTTGTTAGGTTAAATAAAGCTGACTACTATAATTCACCTACTTTTTTAGCTAGAGGGGTTAAAGGAAATGGTACATCTTCTTATGTAGATTTAAATTTTGATGCTAACGCTTTAACTGATGCTGATTCTTTAACCTTCGGTTTTTTAGCCCCTGACGGTCTTTCTGACACAAGTTCAGAATCAGTAATGGGTGGTATATCTTCTGAAGGTGGTATATCCATATTGTATAGGCATAATAATGGTGACATGCTTGCTTCTGTAAATAGTAAAGAAAGTAGTTTTTTAATTGTAAAAGATGAACTAGTTTCAATAAGTAATAATGGAAATGATTTTATAGTGAGGGAAAATGAAATTATTAAAAATCAACGAAATTTAAATTTAACATTTAAGTCTAGTAATAGTGTTTATTTATTGGCTAGAAATTTTAACGGGAATGCAGAACGATTTACAAATAAACCTATTGCTTTTTCTTTTATTTCTGATGAACTCACATCTAGTGAACTTGGAATTTTATCAAATGCCGTAAAAACATATTTATCCAAAATCTAATGGAAGTACTTACAGCAAATACCGCACAATATGAAAACCTTGAAGGTTTTTCAAATGGAAATAGCCACATAAAATTTATTAAGGATGCGGATGATAATAATATTATAGGCAAAGAAGTATTGACTGATGATAAGTTCTTTGAAATAAGGGATAGTTTAAAAGAGCTTCAAGTGATTTCTTATAATCCGATAGCTTCAGAAGTATAAAAATAAATAAATTTTAAAATTAGAAAATCATATACCAAAGCAACGAATTTTAAAGATATCTGCGATAGCATTACTTTTTTAATGTCTGTATAAAACTATAAATGATCACCATAGAAAAAAATCACCAGCTCCTTCCTTGTAAAATAAGGCCATATCTTATCCCTTTTATAGAGAAGGAATTTGCGGTTAAAGACCAGGCTTTATTCGATGGGGTTATGGCCAAAATTGTAGACATTTCACTTCACAATAGTTTTGGTAAGATCATCCGGATGATGTGTGATAAGGCTTATAAGCCAGAACGAGACTTACAAAAGTTTTCAGTCTTTATCCGGGTTAAAAATTCATACACCAAAAAACAATGGGAAGGCCAAATCTATAAATATGCTTCAGGTGAATATTCTTTTCTTCATTTGCCCAACGAAGGTGTGGAAATTATCAACGATCATTTTGAGGGAATCTTTTCTCAATCTCTTTTATTTTATTTGGAAGGACACCAAAACGGAGATTCAGAAAAAGGACTTCGCAAAGGCATAGATCTTTTTATGCAAAAATATTCGCTTTACGATTTCGATGTAGATCCAGAAGCCTTAAGGCGTGCGTACTATAGATACGTCAATGAGAACAAGAGATTAAGTTTTTTTTGCACCAAAAAATCAAGGCGAAACATCAAGACAAACTAAGTGTCACACTTTAATTTATCTTAAGTTCTCAGCTTTGTTTTCTAAATCTTTATACGATGATCTTTCTATTTTTACAGCTCGAAAATACTTCAGATAAGTTACTAGACTATGGTGTTTTAGGAATTGTTCTTATAGGAATTTGTTTTATTTCTTACAAAATGTATAATAAGATAAATGAGGATGGTGCAGAATGGCGAAATGTTGCCAAAACTCAAATAGATCATAACTACAAAACAAACCTCGAGCAAAATAGAATAAATCAGCGCCTTATCGATATTCAAGAGCGGGACACCCAATCCAATAGAGAATTCCATACTATGCTTGAGCTTAAAATGAATGAGCTTCCCAAAGAAGTAAGAGCCGAGCTAAAATCTGAGCTTAACGAACAAAATATTAACAGAAAATATTCAGGAAAATGAAAATTAAATCACTTACTACCAAAGAGCTTTACGACAAACTTTTAGTTTATTTCGATATTAGAGAACTAGTAAGCCCTGGTGTTTATAATAAGTTTAAGCATAAGGGAAATTACTTTTTCTTATCCAGATTTGACATTCGTTTACTCCAAAATATTCTATGGATAAGAGAAACTGTAAATGCAAAAATCACGATTAATACTTGGATGTGGGGTGGTCGATTCGATGAGCGTGGCCTCAGAGATACATCTACTCCGATGGTACAAAAAAGAGCTAGAGATAATGATGCCTGGTTAAGCGGCCATGTTTTAGCTATGGCATTGGATTATGATGTGGATGGACAAACTGCAGAAGAGCATAGAGCCTGGTTAGATGAAAGATCTATTCTTATTCCAAATCCAATACGCCTTGAAAGAAAACTAAATGGTGAGCAAATTTCTTGGGTACATAAAGATGTTTGCGACGATCCAAAAAACCCTAGAGTTTATCAATTTGATATCTAGAAAAAAATAAATCAAAACATTAATTATGAGTGATGAAATACCAAGAAGAGCAATACAAGAAAAGTGGAGCTTTGCAGAAAAAATAATATACCAAGCAATAAAAATAACAGAGGATATGGGATGTGACGAAGATTTGACAGATGCAGTTGTTCTTCTTGCAGAAGCACAGAATAAAGTTGCTGATTTTATCGATAAATAATAGAAAATGGAAAATCGCAAAGAAAAATCTTACAAAGAAAAGAACGGAACCTCTAAGGTCGGTGACGGATTCCGGTGGTTGATCAAACAAGGCAAAGAAGTTGCTCCAGAACTTTTACAGCTCGCAGGAAGTTTGACCGGCGTAACAGCTTTAGGAACCTTAGCTAACAAGATAAGTGACTCTCCTGATATTTCTCAAATGGATAAAGACATGCTTTTAGCAGAGCTGGAATTAGACATTAAAGAATACGAAATCCAAGTTGCTGACAGAAATTCAGCAAGGAATAGGCAAGTTGAAATCGCTAAATCTGGAAAAAAAGATTTGTTGTACAACGTGTCTGGATTTATTGGATTGGGAGTTTTTGCCTTTGTGGTTTATTCAATTGTATTCTTAGATATTCCTTCATCAAACAAGGAGATATTTATACATCTTATTGGAATAGTTGAAGGCGTTGCACTATCAATATTTGGTTTCTTTTTTGGGAGCTCAGATGTTGAGAAAAAACGTTAATGTAAAAACTGAGATACAAGTCAAAAACTATCGCTTTATCATTGGTCCACAAGTAGGAGTCGCTTACACCGCAGATGGTTTTTCGCCATATATTTGTTTTGGATTAACTTATACATTAATCAGGTTCTAATATTGCGACATATGTAGTATATTTACTGAGTAATTCTCATGTTTAATTTTGTTTAAGTTTAAGGCTCTCCTAGCGAGAGCCTTTTTTATTGCTTAAAAACGTGTCACACCACTAGACCGACATATATCGCATTTTTGATAAACAAATGTAGATTATGGACGTTAACAAAGCATTATTTGAAATTTCCCGAGGAGAATGGGCTTTCCATGTAGACTCTCTTTCACTGTGGCTTCCTACAGCTGTAAATCTTATAGAGCGTAACGCTATAGAATTGCCTACTACCCAAGAAAGTGCTGGTATTACTTTCCTTAACGAAAGTGGCAAAGCTGTAAGTGCTATGGATGTTATAGAAGAAAATACAAGACAAGAAGTTGTCGCTGTAGTTTCCGCTATCGGTCCCATGATGAAGTATAGTGGTCTTTGTACCAAGGGAGCAGACTCTCTTATTAATGAGATGAAATTGGCCATGGATCTTCCTGCAGTAAAAGCTATAATTTTAAATATAGATGGTCCAGGAGGAAGTGTTTCTGCTGTTTCCGCATTTCAAGAATTTCAACCGCAAAAGACAAAGCCTATTGTGGCTCTTGTAGATTTATGCGCCTCTGCACATTATTGGGCTGCTTGCTTAGTATCAGATCACATCATGGCTAGAAATTCTATTTCAGCTGAAATAGGTAGCGTAGGGGTAATGGTTTCTTTTATCGATAACAGCGAAGCTCTTAAAGAAAAAGGATATAAAATCCATGAGATTTTTGCACCAGAAAGCGAACACAAGAACAAAGCATTTTTATTAGCTAGAGAAGGTAAGTACGATATGATTAAGGAAGATTACTTGTCCCCATCTGCCAAGAAGTTTCAAGCAGATGTTCGCGCAGCTCGTCCTAACCTTATAGAAGAAGTTGGTGTTCTATCTGGCAAAACCTTTAAGGCAGAATTGGCAGAAGAATACAATATGATAGACAGCATTGGCAATATGCAAAAGGCCGTAGAACGCGCTCTTTTACTGGCCGAAATAAGTGAAGTAACTAATTATTAACCCTCAATAAATATTTTGAAATGAAGCGATTAAGCAAGACTATTGGTTTTCTCTGGGCTATTTTGGGGATTCAAAAAACCCCCATAAAAGAGGGTAAATTGGATCTCTCAAAAGACCAAGAAGATAAGATCATCGAGGCACTCGGTGAGAAAGACTTTAAAACTATGGTTGAAGCCATAAACAAAGAAGCAAAGAACGTACTAGACGAAGAATCGAGTAAAAAGCTTATAGAAGATGCTCGAGCAGAATTTAAAGCAAGTTTAGAAGCTTCTGGCTATACCGAAGAAGAAATTCGCGATATGGCGAATAAAGGATCTGCAAAAGATGGTAAAGGCGATACGCCTAAAGCCAAGAATGGAGAAACTCCATCTACAGATGCAAGTCTGGAAGGCCTTATCTCAGATTTTAAAGCCTACCAGAAAAGGACAGACATAATGATCGCCAAGCTCATAGAAGATCCTGAGCCAGATCCAGTGATTCCACTTAATAAAAATGGAGATATGAAGAATTTAAAGCACTCTGCCACACATCTTTTTGGTGATGGCCAAGCTCTTAACGAATTCACAGGCAGACCATGGAACCAAAGAGCAGCTGGACTTACCAATAGTCTAACTTCTTGGGATGGCACAGCTGGGGAGATCAACCTGCAACGTCTTAATGGCGATGTTGAGCTTTTCTACAGAGAAAACCCAAGCACTATAGAATCTCTACACAGAGATATGATTGAGCTTCCAAGCTTTTGGCAAACTAGGTTTGGTGTAAAAGACAGAATAAGTGATGGTAAAATAGTTTCAGACGAGATTACACAAGCAAGAAAATTGCCTTGGTTAGCCAAAAACAACCAAAGAATCCAGCCAGAAACTCGTGAAATATTTGATGTTAGTATCGATTTAGAATGGGTAGGAGACGATTTACAAAAGTATGAGAAAAGCTGGTTACAAGGTATAATGAGCATGGAAGGATCCACTCCTTACAAGATGACGTTCGTTCAGTTTTTGGTGACAGAGCTTATGAAAAAAGCTAAGGCCGAGGATAGAATGTCCGCTATAAAAGGCGTTTATGTTGCTACACCAGATGATGCTACAGTAGCCGGTAGAGCTATTAACCGCCAGAATGGTTTACTTTATCAGCTGTACAAAGGCGTCTATATAGACAAGAAAGTAAAAGTGCCTTCTATTGGTTTACCAACTCCAGAAAACATCGTGGATTACGCACAACTTGTTATTGAAAAAAATATAAAAGAAGAAAGCAAAGAAGCTTCCAATCTTGTGTACTATATGCCAAAAGATCATGAGAGATGGTACAAAACGAGATATAGACAATTAAGAGGTGTGGAAAATGATTTCACATCAGAGGATCGTCTCACCATAGAGAACTACGAGAATATACGTATTGAGCCGTTGCATGATCTTAATGGTACAAATGTCCACATTATTACGTTCGATGATAATATCGAAATCATGGAAGATGTCCCTAACGAAAAAGGATTATTAACTTTTGAGAGACTTAAGAGAATTATCTATGGCCATGCAGACTATAAGTTTGCTTGTGCATTTATTCACTTAGGTACAGAAGTAACAGATGATGATCCAGATGCCTTCAAGGTGCAAACCGTATGGACCAATGGTGTTTTCCCTTTCAAGAGCGATTTCTACATTCCTTTTCATGACGATAAGTCTGGAAAATTGAAGGTTACTTATTCTAATTTAAGCATTGTACCTGGTTTCGAAACCGACATTGCGACTTTGGAAAAAGCCAACCTTTTTGAAGGACAAACTATAAGAATAAGAGGAAACACATCTGGGGTTACGTCTAGCGTGAAAAACAATGCAAATTTTGATTTGGCATCTAACGCAGATTACGATCTTAGTTCTGGCGGTACATTAACCTTGGTGGTTACTGCTGGGCTTACGCTTAGAGAAGTTAAGAGAACCACAGAAGCAGTAAATACTCCTGCAGAAAACTTCACTTTCGATTCTGCTACAGTAGATCTACTTGATGGTATTACACAAATCTTTAATGGTGAGGCAACGACCCTTACAGGAATAGAAAATGGAACAGAGCAGCAAAAATTAACTCTGCTTAACTCTGGTGAAGCTAACTTGACTGTAAATAATATTGCAGGAAATGTTTCTGTAGTTACAGAGGCGGTTGTTAAGCCAGGTGATACTTTGGTATTGACTCTTATTGATGGAGTATTTACAGAATTCTCTAGAACAATAGCATAATAATTTATAGGCAAGGCGGCACCAGTCGCCTTGCTTTTAATTTTTAACACACAAAAAACAATGAAATTAATAGATAAAGACAGACAGAAATCTAGTCCAGGAGGACCAGTTGCTAAGTCGCCTTTCATTACTATAATGAAAGTTGAAGATATTGCTTCAGCACCTCAAGCTAATGCTTTAGGGGTTTTGCTAGAAGGATTATTTGAGATGAAGCAAGGAAAAGAACCCTTTAAAATGTACAATACAGGTTCTTTTCAAAACTTCGGTTTTGAAACTGATGGAGATGAGGATGCCGCGAGCATTCAAAAAACACTTTCTACACGATTCCCTGGGGATGGTTTAGAAATAAGAGAATTTATTGGTGGACAAATGGATATCGAGGTGATTGTTCTTTTTGGCGGTGGTTCTGCACTAAAAAGTGTAATTGGTTCTTTACTTGCGCCAATTAAGATGAGAGCTAATCTTATTATGGACAACGACACCACTCATTACGCACTCACATTCTCCAACATGAGTAACGATAATCTTATGCCTGGGTTATTTGCTGGACCAGATCCTGTTGCTAATGTTTTTGAAGCTGCAGCTGTAGATCTAGAATTCTTAATCGCCAATGGTGCCCTGGTAAAACTACCAAGCTCTTCATCTGGTGAATCTGTAGGTATTACAGATTTCGATCTTACTTCTGGAACCTTTGTAAGCGTTATAGGTGGCGGTGGTGCAGATCCAGCAGTTATTTCTGATGCTGCAGGAACAGACGCTAAGTTTCTTCTTAAAGATGGAACGAGCTTTATCGGTCTGGACAATGCTAGAATCACCTTCGAGGTGTTTATCGCAGGAACAGATACGTTCTTAATTGAGCGTTCGCGTTCATAGAAACAAAGTAAACTTTATAAAAGCCACTACACATTCTGTAGTGGCTTTTTTGGTTGTCACACCTTACAGTCTTACTTATGGGCATCTTTGAGATCTAATCACTAATATTATTAATAAGCCTTATGTTATGGAAAAGAAAAAAGTAGTAAGTATCCTAAGGGATGAAAAACAAGACAAGAGACAAAAGTTCTCCACGTTGCTTATGGCGCTCAATCAAGCCCCAGTGAAAAACTTTGCACTTACCGCGCATTACAATAGAGTGGGCTACTCAGACAAGAACTTAAAAGCTATCGTCTACGATGTCAAAAAAGCTTACAGCATATCACTGGCAGATCTGAATGCGTTTGAAAAAACACCGGCTAAAAAAGCTCCTGCTCCAAGTCAAGACGATTCCAATTCAGAAGAAAAAGAAGTAGAAGAAACTAAGGCGGATAAAGAAGAAGAGGAAGACAAGTTACAACTTGAGGAGTACAATCAACAGCTTAAAGTTATCGATATCGAAAATGCAGAATACAACGATATTAAAAAACTTGCTTTTGGTTTAGCCAACGAGCTTAATATCGATTTTCCAAACAAAAGGGCAGAAACGCTTAAAGCATTTTTGACTGAGCAAAAAAAAAGCTTGGCCAACGAAGCATAAGAGAGCTATTTCCATTTCTTAATAAGCCGAACGTTCCGGACAAGCTCAAGATTTTGACCTCGGATATGATTTCGGCTTTTATATTTGTAAATGAGAATAGAAAAAAACTTGTTCTAGATCTAGAAAATAAATCTTTTAGCCCAGAGGATTCTTTTAAAATTGCCCAAAGTATAGTCTTGGCGTATCAAGAAAATCAATTGGCATTTAATGAGCTTTTGCATTACCAGGAGAAAGGGGAGATATTGGGTAAGCATTCTATTTTTGACGATGAAAACCTTAGGGCTGGCATTACTAATATGTGTGATCTAGACGCCCTGAAGCTCTACAAAAATATGAGTTCTCAAATCTCTAGGTTAAGGACTAAACTAAAAGTAGATCCTCTAGATGAAGAGGCTCTTAGAAACTTAAAATTAAAAGAGACTAAACGCCAACTTCTAAAAACTAAGCTCAATGAAAAACAGATTCTTTGATTTGCAGCAACTGCCAAAAGAAGAGGCGAAAGATGAGATGTCTTCTGTCTTTAAGTCCAAATACATCAATAAGCATTTTGAAAAAATAGCCCATCTGGACAAAGATCTCAAAAGGCTTCCTACTGTGGAAGAGTTCTTTTTTTTGCAAACAGACAACTCTTTTAATGCGTTTACTTTTATCCCCTTTATAGCTCAAAATCATAATATACAGCATCTTTACATTTGTACATATTCTATAAGTAGAAGGGTTATAGACGCCTTGATAGAACTGTACGATAAGGGCTACTGCGACCAAATCACTTTAATGATTTCAGATTCTCTTATTAAAAGAAATCCTACCACTATGGAGCTCCTAGCAGCCCAGGTAAGTAGTAGAGCAAATTTTATTGTCAACTATTCCTGGTCACATGCCAAAGTCACACTTATTAAGACGCAAGATGCTTATTTTGGTATTGAAGGATCTGGAAATCATAGTGAAAATGCCCACTACGAGCAGTACCTATTTTATAATTCAAAAGAAACTTATGAATTCAGAAGAAAGATTTTTACCGATGTTAAAATCAGAGCTAAGGCTATCGGAGGAGCAATACAGCGAAATTGAAACACTAGCAGCTGCAAACTATGCCCCAAGAAGCATAGCAAAGTATTTGGGTGTCAACGAGACCCATTTTATAAAAGAGTGGAAAATAAATACCTCCCTAGTAAGGCATCATTATGACAAAGGGTTGCTCGAGGCAGAATTTCTTATTGCTGAAGGACTTCTTACCCATGCCAAAAGTGGAAATATTACTGCAGCACAAGAATTTAAGAAAATAGCAAGAGTGCAAAGGGTAGAAAATTTAAAGAACGACATACTATTTGGCCATGAAGATTGAAGATATCACTCTAGAAGACATACAGGACTTTATTCACAATGGAAGCCGTAAGGACGCTCCTAGTGAGGTCGTGGAAACACTATCTAAGCTAGAGAAAATACATGGCATGTATTTGAGGTGGCAAAGTAGAGATCACATTATAAAGCATTTGGAAAAAGTAGATGGTTATTCTTACTATCTCGCCAACAAGTGGTACGATATGATGACGGAGTATTTCTATGCAGAGCGGCAAGTCAGCAAACAAGCTCACAAGAATAGATTAGCAGAAAAGCTAGAAAATGGAATAACACTCGCCCTGAAGCTTGCAGAAAGCTCCAAGGATGTTGTTATGGCTTTAGGTAAAATAAAAGACATCGCAGAAATACTAGAAATCAATAAAGAAGATGCCATGGAGTTTCCCGAAGAACTTTTGGCCAAACCCTTCAAAATGTATTCTGTAGATGCAGAATTCTTGGGCCTACCAAAACCAGATAGGTACAAGCTGGCAAGATTTATAGATGAATATCCAGAATTGAGCGAAAAAGAACGAAATTCTTTAAGAGAGGAAGCAGATTTATTGCCTTTTAAATTATTTAAACCAGACCATGAAAACCCAAGGTTACAAGAAAAGTAATACAGAAAAGCGTTACGCTACCGTAATAAAACAAGTTATAGATCTATCCAAGCCACAACACGTAAAGATTGTAGCTGGCCGTGGTACTTCCAAAACTACAGATATTCTAGCCGATAGAATTATGGATGTTTGCTACGAAATGCCCAGAGCTCGCTTTGCCATAGTGAGTGATACTTATACAAATGCTTTAGAAAATGTTGTGCCTTCTATTCTGGAAGGTTTTAACAGGAAAGGCTGGATTGAGGGGGTTCATTATGTCACCGATGTTTCACCTCCAGATCACTTTCAAAAAAACTACAAGCCCGTTCTTAAATTTAAGCATACCATATCCACCTATTTAGGAAATTTAATAAAGCTTGGCTCCTTAGATCAGGTTTCTTCTGTTGCGGGGGATTCTTACCAGCATGTATTTGGTGATGAAGCAAAATATTTAAAATCCAAAAAGCTCAACAAATTAATGCCTGCATTACGGGGTTTTCCAGAAGCCTCCAAATCTCCTTTTTACCTTGGCACCACATTTACTACAGATATGCCCAATGTCACCATGGGCGATCAAGATTGGATATTGAAAGGGGCTAAAGAAATGGACCAAGATAAATTCTTATATGCCTTAGAAGCGGGTATCGTTATAAATGAGATACGTATAGAAATGAAAGAAGCTCACGACAAAGGCCATTATGATAGGGTAAAGAAACTAGATAAAAACCTTGTAAGATGGATGGGGCGGCACAATAGAGTAAGAAAGGGTCTTACTTTTTTTCATATAAGTTCTTCTTTGGCCAATGCAACTATTTTGGGGGCAGATTATTTTATAAACTCTCTTAAGGATCTAGGACAAGAAGAAGCCAAGGCCAGTATATTATCCTTCAAGCCCAATATTGAAAAAGGAGAGCGTTTTTATATCAATCTGAATGAAGATCATTTTTATTATGATGGTGTAAATAATCAATTTTACGAGAGTAAAAAACTTACAGAAAAATTTGAAGCTTCCTCTTTAGCCCTTAGATACCTAAATCATAAAGGACCTATAGAAGGAGGTATGGATTTTGGAAACCAGACTAGTTTGGTATTGGGACAGGGAAACGATCGCCTTTATAGAATATTCAAGGAGTTTCACACCCTTGCCCCGGAATCTAGCAAGGAGTTGGCCAAGAAGTTTATAGATTTCTTTAAGTACCAAAAAAACAAAGTTTTGTATTTATGGTATGACCGGGCAGGAAATCAATACCAGATGATTAAGCGAGATTTTGCGAATGAGATCAAGGACCATATCGAGAATTACGAAGGTGCCAAAACAGGATGGACAGTGGTTCTCAATTCTAAAAATCAGGCGAACATACTCCAGGAAGAAGAATACTTATTTGCCAAAAAGCTCATGGGTAATTATTATCCAAAATTACCGGAGCTTATTATCGATGCTTTGCAATGTCCAAACCTGAAATCTTCTCTCGAGCTTGCCAAAACAAAAGTCACCAAAAACGCCAAAGGGCAAACGGTGATCAAAAAGGACAAGTCTAGCGAAAAGTTACCTATTAAGCAGCTGCCCATGTATTCGACCAACTATTCTGACGCGTTTAAATACTTGCTTTATAGAAAAAACTGGGTGAAGATTAGTAATGGTCGTAGCATTTACCACACTAGTGATCCAGAGGTTTATTAGTATTAATTCTAATATGTTGTAATAATTAATTATATTTGGTTTTATACAATTAGCCAAATGAAACTTAAAACAAACGATCAATTTCTAGAAGAGATCAAAAACACAGCTGCGAAAAAAAGGATTTATCTTATAGAACTTCCTAAGATAATCGGGATGAAACAATCCACTTTTTATAGGAATATGAGCGGCAAAGGTTTGTTTTCTCTTCACCATTCTATTCTATTGGCAAATGCTTTGGACCTCGAGCTTCATTTGGAAGTTTAGAGATTGAAGCTTTTAGAAATAGGGTTGATAACGCCCGTATAAAAACACGTTTTAATGACTAAAAAATAAAATTTATGAGTTTATTATACAAACCAAAAGAAGAACAAACTTTGACTTGTGATATAAAAATTACAAAAGAAAAAACAATACAAATAGACTTCACATCTGATTGTGGAAAATTTGGAACAGACGAAATGTTGGCAGGATGGATATTAACTCCTGAAAGATTGCTTCAAATATTAAATGAACGAGAAGATATCTGTGATGACGAAACTTAGTTTTGTATATAACGGTTTGTGTATGGCAAGTAGCCGAAGCACAAAGATTGAATTAATAAGCAAACCTTAATAGGCTATTTGCTATACACGGTGTTAACTACTGTGCGACTTAATTAATAAAAAACATAAATAGAATGAAAAATTTACTTTGGTTAGATGATATTAGAAACCCTTATATAAACGAAGAAGGCAAAGTGCCAACACGTAAAAATGGCAAACACTATAATATAAATTGGGTTTTAAACTACAAACAGTTTGTTAAATGGATAGAACTTTTTGGACTACCTGATGCTATTTCTTTTGACCACGATTTAGCGGATGAACATTATACGCCTGAATACTTTTGGAA